TAAATCCAGAGCTGTTACTGCCCACTCTCTAATGTCTTCTACGTAGGTCATAAACTCTGTAGTAGACAATCCTTTAGTAGAACGGAATTCTGTTCCCTCTACTTCTTCTGTTACTGCGTTAAATACGTCAGCTTCTAAAAACTTGTATCGCATGTACTCGTGTACATGATTCTTAGTTAAAGACCCTTGGTAGTCCAGGGGGTCTAAATCATCTGCTCGCCATCCCTTACTTACTAAGTCACTCCAAATCATATAGATAAGAGTACCCCAATAGTACTTGTTCTGTTTTTGGCTGCGCAAATTGATTGGCCTTACCAGTATCTCTACTGTGCGACCATTGAGCTTGTTAAGCTCTTCTGCCCATTCTGCTTCTTGGTGGACTTCTAAATGTCCTTGTTTAATTCGTGCTGTTACATTAATCATGTATAAAAACTATAGTGATTTCTATCGTCACTTACTATATGGAAAACCAACTTCCTATCTTCCTCTTTTTCAACAGGATAAAACTCCATGGCTGCAGCTTGACTGACAAATTTTATGTTGTCGTCAGGCAACTTTCCTTCTTGAACCAACAAGTCTTGGAACACTTTACAGTAAATCCATTTGTTGTCTAAATCCCAATCTGCTCTACCAGGCATGTCGTGAAACTCACAGTGTAGCTTAACAGGAAAAGATTTAATCTTTCGAACCTTCCTAAGGTAAGGGCGGAAAGCATCTTTGATTGCATTAACTATCTTGACTCGCATGACTGGTCTTGTGTTACCAGCATAGAAGTCTTGACCGTTAATCTTCTTCATACGCGGGGTGTTTACACTCCTTGCGTTACGAATGATTGGCTGTCCATCGTTAGTACATAGCCTACCCTTTCGGTCATATCCGAAGGTTGGATCTTGGTACTTCTTTGGAATCTTATCTTTACTAGTGTAGTAAGTTGCTCGTCTCCGGTTGCTCATCTTCACGTGAGTGATGAACTGAGGTATTGTTACCGTTGCAATAGTTGGCATATGCCGAAGATACTACTTGGTTTACCCAAGCTCTTCCTTGGTATTTGATTACGTCACTAATATCCTTGCCTCCAAAGTTTTCAGTTCCAAAACGACCGTTGGTAAAGAACAATGCAGGGATACCATATTGTTTACGTATGTAGTTAGCCATTGTAACGCCAGCTCTATCAAAGTCGTAGACCGTTACTATTTGTGGGGTCAGTGACATCAACTCCTCCATGTAACTTGAGTCAGGATACACTGTTTCTGACTGAGGAGCTACAGCAGTAATTCCAAGTTCATGAAATACCATGACGTCTTTTAGACTCTTGGTAAGGACTACTCCTTTGCGGTAATCTCTGAATATATGACTGCCTTGAACTACTTGGCAGTTACACATAAATCTATTTGCACTTCTTAAAGGGAAATAAATTTTGTAGTTGCCTCCTCCAAAGTTGTAGGCATAAGCCGGATCGCTGGTCTTATCGCCGTAAACGATTTTCCCATTGACCCATACTATGCTTACTGGAGATACATGAAACAGTTCTAGAGTGGCTTTTGATATACCAAATTGTGTCCAGTATTTGCGGTCGCGATCATCCCATGAACGTCTTTTGACTTCAATCATGGTATGGGACTTGCCACCCACTACTTTTTCATGCTCTTCTTTAGGTACGGGATTACCTGTAAGCAATCCAAAGTCTTCGGCTATGAGATTCAGGGCTTCTCTGAAACTGCAGTTGTGCATATGCATAACAATCTTGAAGCAGCCTCCAGTAAAGAACCCTGCAAAATCATTGAAGAGCAGGTCGCCCTCCTTATTGTAAAAGAACCCACAACTAGGGTTGGTGTCTTCACGCAAAGGAGAGCAAAACCTTTTCTTCAAATGAATCTTGCACCCAAGGTAGCGCTCCATAATCTGCTCTTGAGAAAGCTTATTAAGGATATACTCCCTTGTGATATCTGGTGCAAGTTCATACATTACCAGGACTTACCGGATAGTTCTCCAGTAGACTCCGTACTAGGTGTAAATGAATCCTCCTGGTCAGGTTCAGGAGCATCTACAATATCGTACTTAGGGTCAATGCGCAAGCGGTTAGGCTCAGACATTGGTTGGATGAAAGCCTTGTATGCTTTCTTAGGAAAAGAAGTATACTGGCTGTTCTTCTTGTATACAATCTTCAACCGCACAGGCTTATCAGTATGTTGATTGCCCAACAGCTTGATGATGCCTGCAGCAAACTGATCAAAGCTATCTGCCTTAAAGACACACTTGTCTTTAGGGATGAACGATGCTAAGATGTGCTGCACACGTTGACCTTGTTCGGTAAACTGTTCCTTAGCCCATTTCTCAGCTTCTGTTTGAGGCTTGTTCCAACCCTTAGCAAGGTTCACAAGCTTGTTGTAGTCAAGAGGCCACTCAAGGTGCTTAAATGTTGCGCCATTAGCGTCACTAAATAAGAACTGAATGACATTGTCATTGCTGTCAGGCTTCAAGGGTTCAAACAGAATGTCCCTTAGAAAGACATTTTCATTAATACCTGCGGGCAGTCTGTTACTGCCTCCTGCTTCTGGTGTTTTTTCGTCGAATCCGTACATTACTTAATCATATCTGGGTAAATAGTTGACCATTCAAGGGGGCAAAACTTTCCTGCTAAGGCAGGTAAGCGAGTTCCAGCATCGGTGTTTGTGCCACCTCGGAAGTCTACCATGAGGGTATCCCCATCACGATATACTCTACCGATGCCATCCATTACTGAACACATTTGAGTCTTCAGCTTACCAGTGAGGTTGATTTGATCCACCTGGATTTCACCTTCTCCGTGACCATCTTTTTGATGACCAATGACTATAAGGTGTTTGCTAATACGCGCAAAGGCTTCGATGATTTGCATCACCTTAGTCTTCATCATAGACCAGCCCTTACCATGAGGTAAGTCGCCAATGTGTTTGACTTTATGGCTAGCGCATATATCGTCAGTCACCCATTGTTCAATGTGGTCAATCGTATCTAACACAACAAAGTCAATTTCACTCTGGTGTTCTTTAGCATACTCCATGGTAGCGCGTAGTCGTGGTAATCCATCAACTACAATACTATATGCACCATCGCAGTAGCTAGTGCCACCTTTTAACTCTCCATCATATTCACCCTTTACTTCAGTGTCAATGATAAGGTGTCTAGGTAGCTTAGAGACACTTGTGGTTTTGCCTGTTTTTGGCTTGCCATACAGGAACAACCTGTGTGGGCTTTGTGCTGCTTCAGTTATTTTAGGTTCTACTTTCATGATAATTTACAATGTGCTTCAAGATTTGCTAAGTTCATTCTAAGGCTGGTCAAGATACGTTTTCGCAGATAATCTAGCTGATCTTGGTTGACAACCCTTTTCATTTGGTCACCTAAAGTGAAGCTTTTATGCTTGATGAACTCAATCTCATCAGCGCTGCTCCAATATGACAGATGTGCATCAGGCAAAATTATAGTTGCCTTGTAGTTGCACTGAGATAGGTGTTTTTTTGGCTGGAGTTGCCACGTAAAACATTGGATAAAGACATCTCCATAGTTTACGTCTATCTCTTTAACCGTACTGGGGTTGCGAACTGTTACGGTTTGAGACACTGTTGTCCCAGTCTTCGAATGTGCCATGTCTTAATTTGTTTTTGAGTAAAACAATACTTGCTTGACCATGTCTGTTTTTGAGGCAATGCAAGGCTACTAAATCAGCAGTAGGCAAGTTGTTTCTTCCATAGTTTACTAATCCTAGTAGTTGCGGTTGGTGTAGTACCATGACCACATCTGCTGCATGGTAAAGCTGCTTGCTACCATGTATATCTGTCTTCATTGGGTAGTGAAGAGCAGGAGAATCTGGATTACGTCTGTGCTCGCCTTCAATCTTATCATTGAGCTGAGAAAGCAAGATGACCATAATGCCATATTCTTTTCGCATCTGAATAAACATCTTACCTAACTCAGCAAGACTTTGTATCTCATTCTCTCCACTCATAGGACTTACAAGAAGAGTGTGGTCTAAACAGACTACCACTCTACTACCCTTATTAGCTTCTAAGAAATTCATGATCGCTTCAAAGATTTGCATGCGATTGCCTGGCCTTTCTACAAAGTAGATATTAGGCTCATCAATTTGTCTCAACTTGTCTCGAACAACGTTTTGTTCAATGTCTGTAAGAGATTCATCTGCCTGCAACATCTTATCTAATCCAACTTTACTCAAAGCAGAAACCCTACGTAGTATTTCCATCTCTGCACTCATCTCAAAAGTGAAGTGCAGGACTTTCACGGGGTCGCTTGGATTGATAGCAGGAGAAGTAAAGTCTCGGATAAGGTTGTTAAGAAACATACTCTTACCATGTCCTGATGCTCCCGCTATTACGTAGAGCATGCCAAACTGAAATCCTCCAAGGAGAGATTTGTTTACTTTCTTCCACCTTGTCTTAAGAACAGGAACAGTACCAGTCAAGTACGACTTGATACTATTCTCTGCCTTTTCCAAGGCCGACCCCATGCTAGTAATTTCTAGCAGACTCTGATCGCTTCTCATATGATACGCTCGTGAGGTAATGACTCAGACGTATCGTCTTTCATCATTTCCCATATATCGACAAAGGCTTCTGATTCTAACCACTTGTCAATGCGCTGATTGATGAGCTTCTTGTTCACCGCATACTCTAAAGCACCCATAACCTCATTGTGATTATGAACTGTACCGATGTTTTGGTGATACCACCTAATCATCTCCTCTTTGTTCACACCTTTGGCAGGAATGCTTTTGCCTGAGATGTTCAAGTATGCAGGATACTTCTTCCAAAACTCCTCTCCATCTTGCTTAGTAGCAGTGTAGAACTCCTTAACGAACTTGTCTGTCACTTCGTAGTAGTCTGCAAAGGTGTTGTCACCTGAGGGATTAGTATTGACTATAAGTCCTATCAACTCAAGTTGGTCTAAATACTCTCTGGGGAAAGAGAATCCTTCTTGAGCGATTTTGTATAGCAAGTCATGTCTTCGCTCATAAATAATTTGACAGAAGAATAGCTGAGTAGGGTTGATGCCTAAACTCACTAGTACGTCTACATATTTATCAAGAGCGAATACCATTACTTACCTGTTCTATTTTCATATTAACTAAGACTTCTTGGACTACGCTTTTTACCTCTTTCAACGTAGCTACTGTTTTAAATTCTTCCTGGAGTTTCAATTGAAATCTCCATGCAGAATCATTTACCTCACATGTATCATCCGTGATTAACATGAGGATTTCGGAATAAAGAGTTTCCGATGAGACGTGATATCTCTTGCAAGGAGTTGACGTACTGCACTCCTGTACTCTTGGCTTGCCTCTTTCTGAGCCATGTTTCATCTTGTGTATCTTTTAGATAAAGGTTTATTACAACGCCGAGCTTTCCTTCTTTCCAACGGATTGCACGGCCTGTACGTTGAAGATCCTGTCTTGGAGTTCCAGAACCTGAGCAAATTATCGCTAATTCAATTCCATCCACATCAAAACCCTCATCCAAAGCTCTTGCAGTATGGATGATGTGAGTATCTGTTTTAGGGTCAGAGAAATCTTCAAGGATTTGCTTACGCTTAGCCTTGTTGATTTTGCTGTGGAATGCCTTGCTCCAAGGCTGTGTTTTTTTATCTAATTCTGAGGCAAATTTTACGCTCTGACTGAAGGTTATCATAGGAACATCATACATATCTATAATTTCTTTAGCAGCTTCTTGCTTGCTTACAGAGTTATAGATGAATGTCATTCTAGCTTGCATAGCCTTTCTCCAAGCTCGAGCTTTATTCAGCACCTCTTGCTCTGTCCACCCGTTAAGTTGCTGGGTGTACGCCTGCAAGTATTGGCGATTGTTGCCACAACTCATAGCGATGTTGTAGCGGTTATTGAATAGAGCAAAGTGCTTGTAGTATGAATCGACAATTTCTTTGTATGTACTAGCTTCTTCGGCATTCATCCGTACACCGAGGTTCAGTATCAAAAACTTCGATACGTAACCGTTATCGACAGCTTCTTTTAGAGTTACTCGGTCTATGACAGGTGCGTACTCATCAATGAGATAAAAACGCGGGTCTTCAGTGTCTAGAGTAGCAGTCAATCCAAGGATGTAACTGTAGTCTACAATTTCGAAGATGGTGCCAAAGATCTTCGAAGTATAGTTGTGAATTTCATCAAGTACAAGCAAATCACACTTATGACTTGTCTTCACAGCGGTGTTAATCACCATTACCTGAGTGTTGGTAATTCCTAGTTTACGACACCCAGCTTCCCATTGACCTTTAAGGTTAGTAGTAGGCACAATAACTAAGGCTGTACCTTCTGGTTTATTTTCCTGGAGGTTTTTTAGGATAAGGAGAGATACATAAGTCTTTCCGAAACCTGTCACAGCTTCTAGTGTTCCACGTCTACCTGATTCAGTCCACCTTTTGATGACTTGTTTTTGTCTTGCAAGTTTGTTTAAATCAATTTTCATACCGGAACTGTGTAACGTGCTCTTCAGTGACAAAATCTGTACGTGTACCCCAGATAGCTCCCATAGGTTGATCAACGAAAATGTCAGCCATACACCCGTCATTTACTTCGCAAAGTGAAAATCTAGTGTATATCCATTGTTCTATGGTAGCCCAACCGGATGACATTTTAGGATCACAGAGGTCTATCTCTAAAGGAACAATACATGTTTTAGACTCATTTGCATTGTATACATAAGTATGCGTAGTAGTAGCGTAGTATTCCTGCATCTCTTCTCTAGGGAAGACTGGAGGAATCTCATTCTTGTGAGCCAGTTCAGCGCCTTTGGGAGTAAGGAACATAACTGATTCTATGCCGCCTGAATCACCTACACCGTGGTAGTTAATCTTGATGACAGGATAGTCAGTAGGTGTGACACGAGATAGAGCATAGCATTCATTGATGATAGTGTTGAGTGCTTTTGGAAGTATATCAGCTGATAGCATGTTGAGGTAGTTTACGACCGGTCATCCAGAACTCTTTGGGTAGGTTTTGGAGCCAGTCTTTTACTGTAGGTATACGTCCGAGATCTTCTCGGATGTGCTGTTCGGCAATTGTCCTAACTGGAACTTCTTTGCCATCACTGTTGGTTATTGTGACACCGAAATGTTCTTCTGCCCAAAAGACTCCAAGAGTGTGATGTCTTAGGGCGCGGTGTCGGTGGTCAGCATATGAGGATTTACTTGCATCTAACCAATTATGGATAGGTAAGTAGTCGTCAGGTGTACCACCATGAATTCGTGCAGAACTTTGGCTGTGATGAAAAGAGTGTGCCATTATGTATTGAATTGGAGCACAATCCTATTTACATCTACATTGTGCTTCTTACACTTCTGCTCAAGCTTGTTCAAGTCACGTATATAGCATACGGTGTATTGAGTGCGTAGATCTACAAGTATGTAGAATATTTCGTTGCTTGAGGTCTTTGGGTGGGGGCCTTTGAGTATAGCCCAGCGGAAGAAAGACTTATCCTGGCTACTAATAGTCAGTGCTTTACTTACACGCTGGGCCTCACTCAGTGCCGCTTGAACTGTTGAGAGTTCACGGATGTCCATCTTAGTCTCCCATTACAATGTCGGCATGACCAGTGACGTGAGCCAACCGCTTAGTCAACCGATCATTGTACTCACCGTAAGTAGAGGCACGACTACGCTTCAATGCTTGAGTGCAGTTGTTATAGAACTGCCACATGTTGCCACGAAGCTCACCATCGGCATTGACATATGAGAAGTTCTCACTCTCTGTTGTCTCTTTCTTGATATCACTAAGCATACGAGGCGTAATGATATTGTCAAAATATAGCTGCCCTGCAAGCTTGCCGGTGTTAGTATAGTCAATAGGCACACGCTTCCATTCTTTACGCAGCGCTTGGCACTTCTTGAACTTAGGTTCAATCTTATCGATAGCCTTACCTAGGTCGTCTTGAATAGATTGCCAACGATCCCGGTAGTGCCTGTGTCTTTGGATATCTCCATCAGACCACATCATGCCATTTGTACATACGCGCACTACACTGCCAGTAGTAAATGTTACTGCACGAGTCTTATTGTAGCTATTCCAAAAGGCTAGCATTTGGTCCATCTCTAGGTCATTGCTAGAGATGTGCAACTTGCATAGCATCACTTGTCCTCCCGCATCTGTACCAAAAGATTCATTGGTAATAGAGAGGTTCTGTTCTTTGATACGACTAACTACAAAGTTGTAGAGGTCTGCGTTAGGTATAGGTCCATATGTACGTGTTGCTGTAGGTACAGGTACATCAAACATTGCTTGGCGAGAGGTCGGTCCCGCTTTTATGGGTACGTGCTGGGGCATTACTTAAAACTTTAAGGTATTGGGTTATGTGTTGAATCTCGTTAGAAATCCGTTGAATTTGTAGGGGAGATAGGCTCTCCTCAATAGCCATGTAACTAGTTAATCGGTTCAAATAATCAGCCCAGTAATTAATACGCTGTTGCTGATTCATCAAGTAGTACTCTTTATTAGGTACTCTTATGCGGGTTTTTACTTGCTCCATTTTTCTGTTATCTCGACCTCTGCTTTGAGTAGGTCATTTCCCATTATGTGTTGTGCTGCTTCTTCCATTAGCTTTTTTAGAATAGCAGCCCACTCATCTGCATTTTCTTCTGCGCAGACTGTATCTATTTGATCATGTACAGTCATGACGAGAGTAGCAGGGAAGTTGTTATCTCTGATATAGCTGTGGCAAAGTACTAAGGCATGCTTAGTCATGTCTGCTGCAGTACCTTGAATAGGTGTGTTTTTTGAAATCCTTTCTATCCTTCCCTTGATTGCCATGTCCATATACCCTGGTGACCAATCGTCAAACCAACGTATACGTCCCCAAGGGTCGAATGTTTTGATGCAACCGTTACGTACTCCGTAACGTGATTGTGAATCTAGGAACTCTTTAATAGTTGGAAAAGCTTGGAAGTATTTATCTATTAAACTTGAAGCATCCTTCATAGGTATGCTCATAGTTTCAGATAACTTCTTCGGCCCCATACCATAAGCAAGTCCAAAGTTGATACTCTTTACAGTAGTCCGTAGCTTCTTGTGTTCAGGGCAGCTGCATTTTTTCTTGCCGGCATAATATGCGCAGTCATCTAATGCAGCATCTTTCCATTCCTGTCCGAATACAAGCTCTGCACATACAGAATGCAAATCATGCTTCTGCTGCAAAGCATGATTAAACACAGGGTCTTTAGACCCGTGCGCTATAATGCATAACTCTTGGGAAGAGTAGTCAGCTGACACGAAGACATTACCTGGCGTTGTGATGAAACAGTTACGATAGCTGTTATCTGCAGGTATCTGCTGCATGTTAGGTTCTTTACAGGATACACGACCAGTCCTTTTGATCTGAATAAATCGAGGATGAATCTTGCCATCACTCCACATATTAGACAAGAACTTATCTCCAAAGGAAGATACTTTCTTGGACTTTTCTCGGTACTCCTTCATCATAGGTGCGAGCTTAGTCTTGCTCATCATCTTGATGATTTCGCTATCTCCAAAAGATTCTAACTTCTTATCGATACACTGAAATACTTTGAGCACTTCCATAGGAGACTCCCAGTTAATACGTGTACCGGATACGTCAGAATCTGATAAGAACATATCCGTTTGATATGTTGTATGTCGAGCCGAATCAAATACTGGGTCGGTGTCGACCATAGTATTCATATCGATCTCTAGCTGTATAGCTTCAACCTTAAGACTTTCTACCTGTTTCTTCCACCGGTCTACATCTATACTGAGACCGTTGTATTCTATCTCAGTGAAGGCGAGGACAGCATGGCATTCTAGTTCAGCAATCTTCATAAGATTGTGCTCTTGAAGAGATTCTATCTGCGTCGTGAGTATACTTGGTAGGTATACTACGTCGTCTAAAGCATACAGAATCTGACGTTCAGTGAGCATAACATTCCCATTGGTATTGCCAAATGATGCGCGGACAGATTTATCTAAATCTACTTGGCAGTAGCGTTGAACCACAGCTAGTAGAGACGCACGTTGATTAGTGCCATTGACCAGTATCTGTTCTACAATCATAGTGTCGAACACCTTCTTAGCTGAATAGCTGTATGGCTCTCGACGTAGAAACTTGAGATCAAATTTTATGTTGTGACCTACAAGCATAGATGCTGATTCTAGGGTAGGTATCAAGTCAGGTATATCTAGGTCATCTCCCAAGATGAATACATACTGATTAAGATGATCGGTAGCCATCTGTACAGTAAGTATATCATCATTGAGAAAATCAAAACCTGTAGTCTCTAAGTCTATGTATAAGAATGTAGCACTATGCAATGCAGCACACGCATTGTTAAATGTCATACGCTCATACTGTGTAGAGTCAGGGACAGATACTGATGGAGGGTAGATAACGTATTTCACTACGTTAAATTAGTTACTCATCCTCTTCTATCACGAGGTTTACTTGGGTTTGCACCCATGTCAATGTGCCTTGGTCTGCAGCACATTGCAATTTATAGTAAGGCTCTAGTGTGATAGGAGCCTTGCGTGATGCTTGCTCTTTGTGGATAGCTACAACGACTTGACTAAGCTTGTCAGCTACGTCAAACATCTTATTTACCTTATGATTATGTCTGGCTTTTCTCTGCAACATATCATACAGTGCTACCGCGAGCTGGCTTTCGCTTAATTGGTCGATGCTAAACTCTCTACCGTTCTTATCACGGTATACTACCTCATTAGGTTCAGTTGGTATTTTTACTGGCATGTTGAATATTTTACTTCTCGATAATAAAAAGAGGGAGCAGCATTTGCCACTCCCCCTTTCTTAAGACCTACTTAGTGCTCAAATCTCGATAGACTCGTTTGACACGGGTACTACAATGCGATTGCCGCGAGTAGGTACTACGCTGTCGTCACTAAACAATGCACCGAGATGTACAATTGTGCGACCGCTACGCTCAAAGGCTTGAGACTTACGCATCTCAAAGTCGGCACCGTCTGGATCGCCCTGCACAAACACAGTAGCTGTAGAGACAGTACGTTCACCAATCATATATGGCTCTACCGTAGTGCGAACAATGACACCTTGAATAGCCTGCCCTTCACGTGCATTCCACACATAATCAGGACGTGCCTTCGGGTCATCCAGCTCAAAGTAGTACGGGATTTTGTATCCAGTAATATTGACAGTCATCTCTGGACCAATGACAGCCAGTGCTTCGCCTGTCTCAGGGTCAGCAATCTCTTCACGACCCTGCAACTGTTGAAGAGTCACACGGTTATACTCACGACCATTCTTGTCTGATTGAATAGAATGGGATACTACACGAACAAAGTTCTTAGCTTGATTACTCATGATACTTAAAAAATAGAGGTAAAAGATTTAAATTAGTACTGATTAAATTTTAGGGCATGGCACGTAACTCATTAGCTGGTAAAGGGCGCACGTATAAACAACGTGGCATGACTGCGAGGAGTATCGCAAAGAAGCGTAAGTATGATGCTCAATACCAGAAGAAAAAATCAGCGGTAAAGAAGCGCGTCGCTGCTAATAGAGCTAACAGACGCGCAGGGACGTATGGTAATAAGGATAAAAAGGATGCCTCCCATACAAAAGGCGGTAAGATTGTGATGGAATCACAGTCAAAGAATCGTGCTCGTAATGGCATGAAGAAGGGGAAAAAACCCTCATCTCGTCGCCGAAACACGAAGAAAAAGTAAAAGGGCCGAAGCCCTCTTACCTATAACCAAATAAAACAAACTGCTTACAACGTCTCTTTCGTCACATATATGAAGTCTATATTGTGAGTGCAAGAGGTACTTTGGAAAAACATTCTTACTTGCATATACTCTATACTACACAGTCAAATATACTGCTTTATTTGATATGAGCAAGTACATATAGATATTAGATATATGGCCTATTCACAAATACCTGTACAGGCTGTGTGATTTCATAAGTAATGTTTTTGTCTTTGTTTGCACGTACATAAATACGTGCTTCTCGCTTAGCTAGTTCTGCTGTGTGAGAATAGAAAGCAGTGCGATATTGTTTGTCTCGCACTACTACACATTTGAATACATTTTCAAAAATCGTAGCCATTTAGATTATTTATTTTTAAGATGATCCCTAGCCTCATCAACTTTATCCCACCAGTCTGGCTCGCGATTGACTTGCATTAAATCAGAGTCTTCTAACTCTATGTTGATGCTAGCAATCTCTGAACTATCAGGAGAAAGCAAACGTCTGACAGCTTTTAGAGTGTCTTGCTCTAGTTCTTCTATAGAAGAAGCTTCTGTCTTTGTGTGTACAACGCATATCGTTAAAAATACGTCGCCACTATAGAGCTTAAGCTCTGGGTCATCAGGAGGGTTCATCATAGTTGTACTCTATGTAAGTTACTTGTTGATGCCCATCATTCCTGGATAAAGAAATATTCAGAGAGGGGCTAATCAATTCTACTCCGCTGCGGAAGTAAGTATAAATTCGTACTGGTTCAGAGGACACCTCTGGTTTCGAAGGCAACGTCATATTGTTCTTTTGCTTTTTTCAGCAGTATGCGGGTATGAGCATACCGAATACCAATATACAAAAAACCTAGGGAGTGTACGAATTGTATACACAGATCTGCAGTGTATGATTTGCTTATAAGGGCAAACAGGCACATAGAAAGTAGACACAGAAAAATCAAGAGGTAAACTAATATTAAGTTTATTCTGATAGATTCATATGATTGAACAATAGAATGCATGTGTTTGCGCTCAGCTGTTTGAAGTATAGACGTCATAGTTTACTATAATTATCGTATTTTTGAGAATACTCTGCAATGATGTTTAAGAAGACGAAACTTATACTGAAAATGATGGATAGAATCCAGCATTTGGAATCAACAATAGATGAGTTGCGTCAGCAAAACTTAAAGCTCATACAAATGATAGGAGAGCTTCATCAAGAACTAGCGTATCTCCGAAATAGAGTTATTGCGGATCAAAAAGACGAGTAGCATCTGGATCTGTATCCAGGTGTTCCTGTTCATTTAGTTCTAGTAGAAGAGCATGTGCTTCTGCGCTGTGCTCGAATACAAGTTCTACAGCACGAGAAATGAATATATACCCTTGTTTGAGTTGAACTCTTTCGCAATCTGGAACATTGGGATCCTTTTGGATCTTGTCTACTAAGGCCTTGTACCATTTGTTTTGATACTTGGACTTGAGTGTCGGAGTGAGTTTAGGATGCGGCATGATGATAGTGTTATAGCATATCGTGTGTAGCAAACGAGAAGTGTGAGTTGTCGGTGACTATTATGTGGTCGAGCAAGGGTATGTCGAGTACTTTACCACAAGCTCGAAAATCACGTGTCAATTTCTTATCTGCCATACTAGGGTTTGTGTTGCCACTAGGATGGTTGTGAGATAAGATAAAGGCAGAGCAGTTTTCTAGCAGCAGTCTGCTGAATACTAGCTTAGGGTCAATCACGCATCCGGCTGTACCGCCTTCCCCTACTATAAATACTGAGCGTATTCTATTAGCGCGGGATATACCTATGCATATAGCTGACTCACGTATCTCAATAGTATCTGAGTAGCATCTACGTAGTAGTTTGATAGTATGCTCAGGTGCTTTGATGGTTGGTCCATCTAGCGCTGCCCTTTTGTATGTTATAGCTAGTTCACCTGCTGTCCATCCTAAAAAGATATCTTCTTTAATAGTTTTCATGATTACTCGGCTTCAGATTTAAAGAGTCCAGGTTCGCATTTAGGACACACGCGTTCCATTACTTGGCTATTGGTAGAGTATTCTAACTCTGTCTTATGTACTGAACAGAGGTAACCCTCTTCGATCTCCATTTCGATGGTACGAGTTGGACGCCCACTAATCTCTACGAGGTATTCTTCAAGCCCTTCAAGAGTGAAGTAGCCAGCAGTGCTATCGTAGTCAATAACTTCCTTCTCTACACCTTCTTTGTTGGTGAAACAGTACACCTCTTTGTGTGCCTTAATCATCTCTCCATGAAGTGAAGAGAAGAACCCAATTTCATAGACGTTAGGAACAGATTTTAGTCCTGTCCCAACAGGGCCAGTGATAATTGAGAGCTTGTACTTGTTTGGAAGGTGAAGCCAAGCTTGATAGTTGATGTGTCTCTGGTTGTCACCGTAAGACACTTTGCCTCCTTCGATGTAGCTTCTCTGTTTGAACACTAGGTTCTTAATGAACTTTGTTTTGCTGATATCCATCTTGTGTGTATTCGATGTTTTAGTTGATTGAGCACAGTGTGGAATTGAACCACATAAGCATTTTGTAATCCATTCTGATGAAATGAAATGCTTATCAAACCTGACTGTGCTGAAATGGAAGGGGTGTACTGAGACCGTAGTCGTCACTAACAGCTACACCCCCTCTAACTATGACTAAGCTGTCCAAGCTGGGACAGGTACGTGGTCTATACATCAAGCGGTAACACGTACACTATTGCTTGACTGATAAATAATGCCTACGATTGATTAGCGTAGGACTTTTAGATAGTAACTGAATTGGGTAACAAGGCACAGTCAAACCCCGTGTTACTTAAGATTGAGGTGCCTAGGCAAGGCATCATACAATGTTATAGGTTAAACCTCATCTTAAGTTTCATCACAAACTTAGCAACTCTGTTGGGTGCAGGTTGCTGATATTTCAGCTCTTTCTCTAAACGCGTGATTTCAACACTAGATATATGTTGCTCTCGGCAAAA